ATTATCATCATAAAGACCATTTTTTCTATATGTAGGAATATCAAGTTTAATTCCTTGATTAACTCCTTGATCATACTGATCACTTGTAACTTCAGAATTAGTATTATTTCGATCATTTTCTGTAGGTATTCTTAAGGATCCAGGAACAATTGCCTCATCAACCCATGTTCTATGATTAGTTTCTGTATCTCTTATAAGAGTTTTATGTGAGTGAGTTACATTACCTAAATTCTTCTCATATAGGAATATAAAATTAAGTAGATCTAGCTCTCTATATTCAGACTGAGTGATCAATCTGGATGATGAGGTAGTAATTTTTTTAAACTTTAAGTTCAGTAAAGTAAAATTAGATAAATCAGGATCATGAAAGACATCTACAGAAGGTACATTAATTCTTATAAGTGGGAATTCTCTTTGCAATCCATCTATTAAGTGGTACTTAAACTCAAGCCCTGAACCAGGATTCTTAGCTAAAAAGGAATAGAGTGGATGTCCAAGAAGGGGGCGACCATCACGGTGTATAAAATCAGTACTAACAAAGTCTGACCGGGTTTCCTCGGAGTAATTAGCAAAATCTTTAAGTTCTAGGGATCTTACATCTTTAGGTCCGTAAAGCCATTGAAATACATTATTAAAAGGACCTTCACCTGTAAAAAATATAGCTATTAAAACTTCACCAAAATGTTTAAATCCAGCAGGATGTATTAACCTATTGTACGAAGATGCCCATGTCTCAAAATCAACACCTGTACGAAGAACATAAGAGAACTTTTGCCAGTAATAAGAATCTTGGATAAACTTTTTATTATTTAAATAACCGGAATTTGATAGAGGATTGCCCTTAGGTATACAATGAATAGAATCAGTAGTTCTTAGTATATCATCTTTAAAGCTAATAAAAGGTTGTATTTCAGATGATGTACGAGAAACTGTTCTTGACTGTACAGAATAGTTAGACCTATCTAATTTATAGAATGTAGATTTGGGAAGAACTATAAGATTATCTTCTGTATAAGTGACTACAGAAGAATCGGAAAATTTAACTATTCTAGAGACTCCTTCTGATGACCCAACATTAGATACTACATCTCTTTTAAAATTAGAATTTAAGACAATACCAATCTGACCATAATTAACATCTTTAGCACCGGGTCTAATATAAGTTTTAACAAAATAGGTTAATAGGTTTTCTCTAGCATCTTTATATTCTTGGGTTCTAGTGGCTAATTGATCTACAGTTTCATCTTCGAGAGCCTGAATATTTTCAATATCTTCAAGAGACGGTATTCTAAGTGATCCTTCAATTAAAGTACCTGGTAAAGTTACATTAGTTGGTGTAACTAAAGTTATATAAGAAGACTGATGCCATACAGTTATAGCATCCGGAAGACTACCAAAAAGATTTAAAGTTTTTGATCTTTCATTTTCATTAGATGCTTTAAGACGTCGGAAAACTTGAGTATTATCATATTCCTGGTTACGATTTAAAGACCAATTACCATCAGACACATTAAGTATGTCGTCAGAGGGGTAATAAACTTCTACATTATCATTAAAAAGAATGTGGAAAAAATTCTTAATAGAATCTTTAGTACCTCGGGATATATAGATATCATTTAAATGTTTGTATAGAAGTCTAGGATTAGCAGTGTATTTTCGTGGAATAGGTACGGCCAATTCTTTTTGAAGTCTATCTATAAAATGAGAATCAGTAGCATCAATATCTCTATGGTTTGATACAGTATTCAGATAATAAAGAGACTGATTCTCCCTTTCTAAAAATTCTATAAATTTTTCGACAAATACATTAATCTCTTTATTATCATATTGGATATGATCAGGTAATAAAGAAGATATCTGAGAAGATACATTAAACCTTTTATGATTTAGTGACATGTTCTATGTTCCTTTAGCTGCAGTTATATAATCTATACCTGCATTAGTTGTACCTGTTAACATTGAATCTATTTCACCATTTACTATAATATCAGCTGATAGAATTGTTAATAATTCATTTCTATTAGGAGCAAGATCGTATGAATTAGGAATCCCTGTTATTTCAAAATATTTCTTATCTCTGTCCATCATAGCGAGAGGATTAAAATCTTCAAGAGTTACAAGACCCCGTGAAGCATCTACTAAACCAATTTGTCGAAGCTTATTAGAATCAACAAGTGACATTATATATACTATTCTTTTCCCATCAGCTCTAAGAATATCTTTAAAGATACACTCTAGACCAGAAAATATAAAGGAGTTAGAGTAAACAATAGTTTCTTGATTAGAATTTAAAAGAGCTGCAGGAAATTGTATTATGTATTTATTATCAATCTCTTTGCGAAGCTCAACGCGTTTTTTAATATATACATTAGCTGTGGAGTTAGATATAGCAGGATCAGTGTTGTCTATTAAAGTAAGTAAATTCGAATACCTAAAGACACCATCAAAATGTCTTAATTTAAGATCATAGTACGCTAAAATGTTATTCTTAACTATAGTTGATAATTCTACAGAATTCTTTTTAGTAATATTAGAATTGTATTTAAATGAAATACCAAGGGATATATATGTGTATGAAGGATCTGTAAATTCGGGGGTAATTGAAACAATATTCTTAGGTTTTAAAATTGTTCTTTTAATATAGTCCTTTTGCTGAAAAGATAATGTAGGTATACCAATACCATTATTAACAGTATTTTCTTGAAATAAAGGTGCAATACATATATAAACTTTACCATAATCAGGTGGTATATTATCTTCTCCACCCCAAACATTAATAGCACGAATATCTGGAAAGTTTGTTAAGATAATAGCTTTATAATCTTCAGGAGTTACAGCTCTGTTCTGTGATATATACTCAACAGGAGCCGTATATTTAATTGAATCAATATCTTCACGAGGAGCTCCACCGATAGCATTCATTGTAGTTGTAACATTAACTTTATTAGAATTAACTAAATCCTGATGTATAGAAAATATTGATGCTCCATTAGAAATATCCGCCGGATTAGAGGCTACTATACATTCTATATTAATAATATTACCATCAGACAATGACTGACCGATAATACCATCACCGAATGTTAATTCGTAAAATCCCTCTCGTGATTCTTGAATCCAATATATTTTTGATTTGTGGGTTATATTTACAATATTTGATGCTGGATGGTAATATTCAAATGGGGTAGAGCTTTTATTCTTCTGGACTGTCACTTTTATAGTAGATGTGACTGCATTTTCAAATGGTATTATATATAACTCAGAAGATTGTTTTGTATATACATACTTAACTGTTCTATATTCACCTTGTGTTAACATAACATTACTGAATTTATAATCAGGGGCTCCATCTGATGTGTCAGTATTGTGTTCATGAACTAATGATTCTGTGACAAGGTAGGTATAGTCTTTATTATGAATGGAAGTTGAAAATTGAGTTCCACGTACAAGTTCTAAAGGTTTCCATGTATCAGCGTTAGTTTCACTTCGTTGCCATGTAGAACGCTTTTCAGAATTTTCTTCAGGGAAAGGGTTAAATACTTCAATATCAACCATCGCGCGTGCAGCTAATGCGGATCGTGGAGTATATCCTAATAATTTAGCATGTGATACTACTGATGATCTTAATTGTGCAGTATCCAGAAAAGACTCATTTAAGGCCATGTTAGCATTAAATGCATTATAATGAGTAGTGTATGCCATTAGATCTACTAATGTGTTTAATACAGAACCCTCAAAATTATAATCAGATAGCTCATCCTGTGACTGAAGGAACTCTAGTAAATTAGATTTAATCTGATCAAAATCTAATTCTGATACTTTGAAGTTATTTAGAATGGCCATTAACGGAGTCTCTCTACTATGAAGTCTAATGAGGTAATTAAATCCTCAGGTGATATAATTTTTAATTCTAGTTTTATTCTTAGGGCATTTCTATCCATATAATCATTAAGTTCAATTGATAGGATTTCTACTCTAGGTTCATAATTAACTATTGATGTGCGAATCCTTTCTCTTATAGCAGCTGCAGTTATCATGTCAAAATTCTCAAATAGATAATCTCTAAGAGATCCTCCATACAAAGGTTCAAATGGTTTTTCACCCCTATTAGTCAAAAGAATGTTCATAACTGATTGTTTTACAGCGTCCACATCCTTTTTAATTGCTAAATCTTTTATATTAGGAAGTATACGAAACTTATAGTTTAAGTCCGAATATATAACTTCTCTAGAATTTATTGTGTTTGTATATGACATATTACTATTTATATCTAAATCTGATAGAGGCTTTATCGTATTCTATAGTATATGCAG